TTGCCATAATGTTTTTTCTCCTTAATGTTTAAAATCTTTAATTATTTGGTGAAGGCGAAGGTATTTTAACTCTAGGCACTCCATCCATATACTCATCTCTACGTCTTCTGCCCATTTGCTCTAACGCGAAACTTTGTATAGCTACATTATACTTGTCTGAATAGACTTTGTACATATCCATTGGTCCTTTTAAAAATTCATAAGCCTGCATGATAGTTGCATAAAACAATAAATCAGGCACATTATTAGAAAGATAAGTTGTAGTATTTGTCGCTGTTAAAGCCTCAGGAGTATAAATATAACTTAATTGAACTTGATATTGAGCGTTTGGTGTTGGTGCCATAATTAAGGTAGTTTCTTTCCAATTAGCATAGTATTTAGGCACTCCAGTTGCACCTGTGCTATTATATTCAAATATAAAACTTGTATCACGTTTATCCAAGTATTCTTTAGCAGTTGGACTTTGAGTTGTATCGTATACTAAAAATGATCTTACAATAACTGATCTTCTTGTAGTTTGAGTCCCTGAGGTTCCTGAAGCATTTGGTAAATCTATATAAGGAGAATTAATATTTAAATTAGCTGTCGCATATTCTCTTGCATAGTCTGCATCAACTTCTCTAAAAATACGAAGTTCAGCATCTCTTATCATACCTTGAATAATAGAATCAGTAAGAACATTACTGTCTACTTCTGTGTAATCTCTTATTTTTTGTAATAGTTCTGCGTAAGTCATGATATAACTATTGTAACATTCCCTGCTTGTACACCCAATTGTCTTCTATTATTTTCCTGTAATGGAGGAGTAGAAGGTTGCATTCCATTTGAAGTCCATTGACCATCCCAATATTGAGGATCTAAATAAACAGTTACAGGTGCAGATCTTTGAGGTCTAGCATTCCATAAAGCTATAGGATCTGCCATGTGTGGTTTAGGATCTAATTGTGGATGTTTAGCTTCAAATTCGGATATATGTACCCAAGAACCATTCCATTCTTTTACCATTTCTTTATATGGAAAAGCTTGTCCTGATCGATCCGATATAGATTGTGAATATTTACCTTTTGCGTATGCCATTATGATCCTTGTGGGTAATAAATATTAGGTGTGATGTATACCGATGTTCTTTGTCCATCTTCATCTAATGCTCTTTTAAGTTCATCTTCGTAAAGAAGTTTTAATGCTTGTATTCTATCAGGTGCAATTTTTTGAGATAAATAAAAAGCTAATCCAGATACCATACATGGAAAAAATCTAAAAGGCATATCTGATGTATTAGTATATGCTCCTACATCTTCAATTCTTGCAAGATAGTAATAGAATATATTTGTCACGGCGCTCGTATCAGGAGCCAGATATAAACTTATAGTTGGTGTTATTTGTCTGTTAACATAATACTGAGAAGGTGTTCCTGTATCAGTTTTATTTGGAATTGCGATATATTCAGATCTAGATATTTTAGTAAGTGTTTGTTGCGTACCAACTGTAGTAGTTACAACAGCTTCAAGCACATCATTACAATCGCTAGGAGTATTGTAAGTTACTTGACCATTAACAAAAGTTTCTGTTTTAGATTTAACTTTCCAAAGATTTATACCTCTGTTACCCCACTCAGAAAACAATAAGTTTAAACTTCTTCTTGCAGATTTAATATCGTTACCAGAATTAGTTCTTACGCCACATCTTTCGTAAGCTTCTTCAATAACCTCATCGATTGTAATATTAAAACTAGTAGTTCCTGATGTAGCCATGTCATCCTAACTTCTTAAATTAAACTTGACCTAGTTTGTAACCTTTTTTACCACCACCCATCATACCACCTGATGATTTTTTAGTTACGTCTTTTGGTTTTACAGCCGTTAATTTTTCTTGTGCTATATCTTTAATTTTGTCGGCTGCCTGTTCTTGTTTATTTTTCATATAAGCTTTACTATCTTTACCCATTATCTTACTCCTTCGAATTTGCCTCCACGGATAGCATGACCCATGCCACCACAAGAGAAATTGTTAACATTTTCTTTACGCACTAAAAACTCTCTATCAGTTTCAGTTGGTTGTCTTACTGCTTCACCTAAGTAAGCTCCTACATTTGCTTTTTTAACACAATTAGGAACTTTACGACCGTTTTTGGTTTTCATACCAATCATTTCATAACCTTCCCAACAAGGTCCTTTTTTTGCCATTAGATACCCTCCTCTAAAAATACTTTAGTTTTTTTACAATTACATTGTTTGATACCAAATATTTTGCAAACTATTTTTTTAATTGTCTTCATCATAATTTTTAGTGGCCACTTTGAGAGTGTTTAACTTCTCCTCATTGCGGTTATATAACTTCTTAGATTTTACCACCTTATGTCTAAAGAGTAAACTTCTAAGCTTTTTTGCTATTGGATTTGTTTTTTTTCGCATGAGCAGAATCCTTCATTAATCTGCCATTTGGCATATAATGATAACCAGCAGGTGCTTTTTTCTTTTTAGCTCCTCTTAATTTACCATCTATTTGCTGTGTCATACTTGATCTTGATATTGCCATTATATTATATCCTTAAATTTTCCTATAACTGGTTTATATTTGACTTTACCCTCAGATCGAAATGCATGCAAGCAACTTGCTCTTCTTTGTTCAGGAATATAACTACAATGAATCCAGCCACTATTTGGTTCTCCTGGATTATAAAACTCTAATATAAGTTGATCATATTCTAAATTATCTTTTATCCAATCTGCAACTTCTGCGTTATCTACACCAGGACATTCAAAGTCTGCAGCTTCTGCTTTTGTATGCTGACTATTAATAGAACTACCTATTGCTAAACATAGTTCACCACTGCGAAATCCACTAGTCACAGTCACTCTACCAAATCTATCTCTGACTGGTTGTAATATATTTTCACAAAGAGATTTTAATTTTTCTACTTGGTCAGCTGAAGGATTATTATTAATTCCTTTACGAATAGCTGTATCTGATTTTGTTAATTCCGCTAAACTAAAATTACGTGACAGATTCATGGTTTATACCTTTGTGGATTTGTCTCCATTCACATTCTTCATACTCATTATTATAATCGTATTCCTGAAAAGATCCAGCATTGAAAGGCATATAGTTAATGATTGTGTATCTCTTCTATATAAACTTTACGCAATTATAGCAATGATTAGAATAACTCCAACAGCTATCACAACTTTTTTGTGCTCAACCCAGTAGTGTTTTGCTTCATCAATTATCTTTTTCATAGTCTCCTCCAATTTTACTATGGGCGAGTATATCACAACTCGCCCAAGGTGTAATTACTTAACTTGAATGTCTTTTATTTCAATTTCTTCTGGTTCTTGAACACCTAATTTTACAGACAAAACTCCGTCTTTCATTTCAGCTTCATTTACCACTACATCTTTATGTAATTGAAATTGTTTAAAGAACTTTCTAAATGCTAGTCCTTTTTCGATATAATCTTTTTCAGAATCATTTACTTGTCCTGATACAGATAAAATACCATCTTTATATTGAACTTTAACATTCTTTTTATTAAAGCCTGCAAGTCCTAGTTCAAGACCGTATTCTCCTTTACCGTATTTAACTACATTATAGAAAGGAAACGATTGTACTTTTGACCAATTATCAAAAATTGAATCAAATGAATCACCAAACATTTTATCTGTTTGATTCCAAACGTCTTTATTAAATTTATTGATTAAATCTAGTGCTGTCATATTATCCTCCTTATGTTAAGCAAGTTTAATCGGCCACATTTCTGTGCACCTGTTATTATTATAGTTATGATTTTTTAAATTACAAGTGCTAGCATTTCCATCTTCTTCTAGCTTGTCTTAATCTTGAATTTGGATCCTTTGCAGCTTTTGGAAACATTTTCATTTGTCCTGCTGATCTCGCGCAAAAAGATTTTCGTCTTTTGGCATCTTTAGATCCTTTTTTAACTTTACCTGTTACTGCTGTTTTTAATTTAGAACCTGGATTCATTCTACGATAAGCTTTAACTCCAGCTTGAGTCATACCTGCACCAGATTTTGTAGGTCTAAAATTCTTTTTATTACGCGCAGGCATTCCACCTTTTGCGTAACCCTCGATCTCTATACCTAAGTCAGCATAGTAATCCATGGACACCTACGCTGTTAAACCAGGACCTGAATATTTATCAGTTAACAAAGTATAAGCTGCAATATTTGTTTTAGTTTTGCAGTAAATACCTTTTGGAAAAAGAATTCCATCTTCAGGAAAAGAAAAATTTACAACATCTCCTGAAGGTACATCACCGATAAAAAGTGTGTCTCCTGAATTTGAAGTTGTTGTTAATTCTAATACTCCTGCACCACCCGCATCTGATGCAATAATAATTCCTCTTAATCTAATTGGTTGTGTAATGATAGCTGTTGCTCCTGCTGCAGCTATAGATCTTGTAGCCTGAATATCGCTTTTAAAACTCATAGTATCTCCATTATAAGGGTAAAGTATAGGGGCGTAAAGTACGCCCCTATAACTAAGTCTATTACGCTCCTGGAGAGC